ATACTACAGCTATTAGCTCTACAATGGCCGGTGCATGGATGACTACTATTGCTGACACTCAAGCCCCTGCTGTTGTTGTTGGTACTGCTGACTTGGTATATGCTGCTGCTAACGCAGGTAATACGACAGAAACAATCACTTCAAGAACTATCGTCAGCTAATAACTAAAATTTTATAAAGGAGAAATAATCATGGCAATGATCAAGAAAGAAGCATCTGGAATACCTCGTAGATATGTTAACTCTGCGATTCCACCCAGTGCTCCTACTTTAATTCCACAAGGCGGAACTAACCTTAAAGGTAGTAAGCGTGGAGTTAATAGTAGTGTAAAATGGTATGCAGACCCTATGGGTATGGGCCCAGTTATTAGTGACACTTCAAAATCTACTGATAATCTTGGAGCTAAAATGCAAGAAGGTCCAGCTACTATTGGTGGACGTAGTTCTAAAACACCTAATAAAGTGTATAAGAATCTAGGTCCAGGTGGAAAAGGCAGGTTTTAAGAATGGCTAAGTCACTTTCCGGTGCCACAGTTCGAGCAGGAAAAAGCGTAACGATTGGTGACAATCGTTACGGCCTTCGAGAAGTGTATGATGCTGAAGAGATGCAAAAGACTTTAGCTTACTACAAAGGTGGAGGTGAACTTACAGTTAAAGAAGTAAAGAATCCCCTTACTCAAACGGTAAAGACAGTTAAAGCAAATGCCAATCGTACCTGAAGTTTTTCAGACATCTAAAAAACCAAAACCTATTAAACTAAAAAAACGTAAGGTTAAAAAACGTAAAACTACTCCAAAAAAGAAGTAACTCCATTAGAGGATTTAGTCAACTTATTGGTTCTTAGTAATGCTCTTAACCAACTTTTTTCATAAGGCGCACATATAAAAATGTGCGCCTTACACGTTTCCATAATCTTATTCATTAATTTTTTATTATCTACATCACAAGATATAAATACTAAATCATCTTCTAACATATATTCATAATTATAATCATATCCATCACATGTTACTATATTTATATGATCTTTAGCAGGTGATTTTATTACTAGATCACGTCCTATAGCTGCTCTTTTATCTTCAATCTCAATTCCTACTTGTTGTATATGCTTATATTTTTTCTGTATATCAAACATAGAATAAGGATACATACCTGATCCTATAAGTACTAAATTTTTACATTTCTTAAATAAAGATGTTTTCTTTTTGTCTAATAAAGTCTTATATATCCATGCATTTGTTTCAGCTTTCCTATAGGCTAATAATGCTCTTCTTTTATTTACATTTTGAGCATTAGCCCAGCTATTCATAGCTCTATCTCTAGTCTCTTCATTAGTGCTATATTCTTTTTTTCTAAATTCAAAAGTAGTTAAGCCTAATTCAATAGTCTTTTTTCTTATTACTAAAAAGTCTGCTATTCGTTTTTGTAGATCCTCTTTAGCTTCCTCTGCTAATAGTTGTAAAGATAATATCTCACCTCTACTAACTAAGTCTCTCCATATAAGTTCCTGTTTAGCAATTTCCTCAAAATCCATTATATATCTCCGATAAAATATCAGCAGTATTAGATGTACCTCGTAAATTGTAATTAAAAGGCTTAGGTTTATATCCTTCAACTATTTTATCTAGTACTGACTTTATTCCACTAAACTCCTGCATAGTTATTACTTTAAAAAAATCATAAGGCTCAAAAGTAAATGCTCTTACAAATTGTTCCATTTTTCTACCACTTTGTCTAGGAACTACTATAGAGGGAACTTGACTCTGTAATATTTCTACTGTAGCATTGTATCCTCCATAAGTAACATACCCAGCACAATCTATTAATTTTTTTCTAAGTTCAGGCACATATTCTACAAGATATATATTTTTATTTTTTCTACCTCCTATAGAGTTATATTTATTAGCTATAGGCATAATAAACTTATGTTCAGGATAGTGGTGTGCTATTTCTGCAATTTTTTTAAAAATAACTACTGCCTCATCTTTATTTAAGCCAGTGCTAATATAAATATTATTATTTTTTTGGTTATGTTTAGGCTGTGATTCGTCGCATACATATCCTGTATAGGTAATTAGAGATTCAATATCTTTTATTATTTGTACAGAATTAGCTAATCTAGTTCTATCACTTATAAGAGGCAATATGTCTTTATCACCATGAACTAATATAGAATCTGCATAATATTTACAAACTATATTTTGAGTATAAAGTACCCAGTCTTGTAGTTGATTATGATGTGGTTCATCCCATGGAAAATCTCTTACAGATATAACTATCTTTATACCTCTTTTTTTACATTCAGCAAGATACCTAAAATATTCATGTGCAAATTGTTGTCTGCAAAAAGGAAAACCTTCACATACTAATACTTTAACCTTATATTTTTCTATAGTTTTTATAAATTGATTAATACGAAAATTTATAATAGGAGCTTGCTGTATAAATTGAAAAACTTTATTAATATCTGGTATTTTATAATCACCTAAAAAAGCTGTATGAGGCACTTTATATTCTAAAGGTGGTTGAAACAATTGATCCATGATTACAACTTCATGTTGTTCTGCTGTTTTTTCCGCTATAAATTTAATTCTTTGAGAGTGCCCTAATCCTCTATAGTATTGAGTAAGAAAACCAATAGACATTAAAGATCCTTAGCTAATGGAAATACCTCTGCTATAGCCTGCCCACATGCTTGAGCTAATTCCATATGTTCTTTTTGTGTGCCATTAGCACTACGGAGTTCAATATAATGAACCCAAGAACGAAGAGTACCATTTACGTATAGTCTTGATAAAGTAAGTCCTTCTGGTAATACTTTTCTAGCTTGTTCTTTAGCAATACCATTTTCAATAGCCCATTCATAAGCTTCTTCAGCTTCCTGCATGACTGCCCATTGTTTAAGATTCCATTGAGTTTGTAATTCTGTATCGTTAGTTTCTATACTATTTTGACGATTCTTTGTATCTTGAAGTCTAGCTTCTGATAATTCAAAACTATCCCCCATATCAGCAGGATCTGCATAGCGTTGGCTAAATTCTTGAAAAGAAAAAGAACGATGCCGTAAAAGTTGTCGCGCAATATCTCTTGTAGTCTCAACTTCCATTGTAGCAGATACCATTTCTAAAGGTGACCAGTGTTTATGTTTAATTAGATATTTAATTAATTTTTCTGCTGTATCGCTATTCATTTGATTTGTAGGGTTTGATACTCTAGCACAGTATGCTACAAAGTCCTGTAGATTGTCTATACCAATAAAGACTTCTGGCATAACCTGGGTATATCCCATTAATTTAACTTTCACTTGGTTTGACTCCTCTAGGATTTTTTAATGTTTCTTCTTTTACTAGTTGTCTAGTAGTTTTTTCTGCCTCATTTATATCTAGCTGATGCGTAGCAAAACCTCCATCTATATACTGTTGTATAACACTTCTACCATAGTCTAGATCTCTATGTTTTTCTTTTTTTACATCATGCACTTCAGGTCTAATTTTCTTTTTAATTTTTTGAATATAACTTTTCGCTGATGAATTTTTCCAAGCAATATCTTCTATCTCTTCAACGTAATTTAATACCATTCGTGGGCGGTAGTTTACAGAGAAAGTTGCAATTTTTTGAGTTGGCTGTATCATCTGTGCTTGTTCAGAATTATTTTTAATCAATAACCATATTTCATTCCTGAATGTAAATTCAAAGGTAGAAATACCATCAGCTAAAGCTAATCCTTGTTCATATACTAAATCAGTAAATGAGTTAACTTCTATTCTAAAATTAGGATTTTTTAATGCAGGATATATACCAGTAGGTATAGGTATAGTTTTACCACTTGCAATTTTTACGGGACTGACAATACATGCTCTTAGATGAAAAAAGGGATCAAGATTAGTATCTTGATTGAATCCCCATTCACAGCTATAATTTTGTTCTAAGTATTTTGCGGTAGAACTTTTCTCAATATCTATCTCACAGATCTGATAGTCGGTCAAGAGCTTCTTCCCCTTCTTTTCCAGCAAGAATAGCATCAGTACAGTATTTTAAATTGATTAGATTTTCATTTCTAATCAATCTTTCTTTACCCGCATTTAGATTTTGAATATATTTAGCCCGACCTTTTAGTGGTAAAGCGGCTAGTAAGTTATCTAAGGTTTTATACTCTTTAGCAAGTCCTTGAGCACGTTTAGGTCCAATACCTTCAATGCCTATAATATTATCACCTTTATCACCTTCAATGATCCTAGACATCATAAACTGTGCAGGTGTAAGTTCTAGATCTTCTTGCAAAGATTCTAGTGTTACTTCTTTGCGTCCGAATATATTAAATACAGATACATCCTCTTTTATTAGTTGAAGCAAATCTTTATCTGAAGATACAATCCAAGTATGATTGTAGTTCTGTGATAAATTCTGGGTAATCCACGCAAGAGTATCGTCAGCTTCAACACCTCGAAACTTTACTACTTCATCATGAATTTCATCTGGGAGAGAATTAAGGACAGCAAAGAACTCTTCAAAACGTTTTACCTCATCAGGATCATCAGATTTTGTACGAGTGCCTTTATAGTCTTCTAGCATTTCCAT